TAATGATACTACATACACCTTTGCCATCCCAGAAGACGTTACAGCAAACGTTGTGGACGGTATAGCATCCTTTAACAACCTCAATGTTTATCAGGGAATATTTTTAACCAAACAATTTCAATATGATGGATCTTTAGACCAAAGATTTGTTTTAAATAATTCATTTATTGACGCATCAACACTTAAAGTTTATATTGGAAAATTAGCATCCGAAAAAGGTATTGAATATTTTCTTTCAGAAAATATTTTTGATGTAGATAAAAACTCTAGAATTTATTTTATCAATGAAGTCCAAGATGAAAAATATGAACTTAGATTTGGTGATGGTCTTATTGGTAAAAAATTGGGAGATGCTGTTGGTTCTGATGGAACTATAATTACTGCCAACTATATTATTACAGATGGAAGAGATGGAAATGGTGCTTCTAGTTTCTCATTCTCTGGAACACTAGAAACTGCGACTGGTGCGGTTATTGATCCAGGAACTGTTACGATTACAACTAATCAATCATCAATCAATGGTGGGGATATTGAACCAATAGATTCAATTAAATATTATGCACCAAGATTATATTCGTCTCAATACAGAGCTGTTACATCAAGAGACTATGAAGCAATTATAAAAAGAATATATCCAGATACTGAATCAGTATCAGTAGTTGGTGGAGAAGAAATGAATCCTCCTGAGTTCGGTATGGTTCAGATTAGTATTAAACCAAAAAATGGATCATTTGTTTCAGATTTTAATAAGACACAAATTTTATCAAAGTTAAAGCAATTTACAGTATCTGGAATAAATCAAAAGATAACAGATCTTAAAATTCTTTATGTTGAACTCAATAGTTCTGTTTACTATAATTATTCTCAAGTATCGAGTGCAGATACATTAAAAACATCTGTTACAAATTCTCTTCAAAAATATTCAGAATCTTTGGATTTAAATAAATTCGGGGGAAGACTTAGATATAGTAAACTTCAACAAGTTATTGATAATACTGATACTGCAATTACATCAAATATTACAAAAATTATTATTCGTAGAGATTTAAAACCTATAATTAATAAGTTTGCACAATATGAATTGTGTTATGGAAATCAATTCCATGTAAATTCTGAAGGATTTAATATAAAATCTACTGGATTTAAAATTTCAGGTGAAACTGATACGGTCTATTTTACAGATATTCCTAATGCAGATTTAAAGACCGGTACTTTATCGATTGTAAAGCAAGTATCTGATGAAACTAAAGTGGTTGTAAAATCGGCAGGAACTGTGGATTATGTAAAAGGAGAAATAATTTTAGGAACTGTTAATATCACATCAACTTCATTGAGTAATGGATTAATCGAAATACAAGCATTCCCAGAATCTAATGATGTTGTTGGATTAAGAGACTTGTATATCTCATTAAACATTCCTAAAAGTACAATAAATATTGTCAGGGATGTAATTGCTTCTGGGGATGAGATATCTGGAACCAGATTTGTTGCCGACTTCTATACATCAAGTTATTCAAACGGAAATTTAGTAAGAAAGTAATATGATACAAACTGGTTTTGAATCTAGAATCAAAGTACAAGATCTAATTGACCATCAACTTCCAGAGTTTATCTTGGAAGAAAGTCCGAACGCGGCAGAATTTTTAAAACAATATTATATTTCTCAAGAATATCAAGGTGGTACTATTGATATTAGTGATAATCTAGATCAGTATTTAAAATTAGATAACTTAAAACCAGAAGTTATTGTTGATAGTACTATAACTAGTGCTAGTGTTACATCCTCCGATACTACAATTAGTGTTTCTAGCACAAAAGGATTTCCAAATCAGTATGGACTTCTTAAAATTGATGATGAAATCATCACATATACTGGAATTACTACGAATAGTTTTACTGGTTGTGTGCGCGGATTTAGTGGAGTAACTGATTATCATCAAGATTTAAATCGTGGAGAACTTGTTTTTTCCACATCAACAGCAGCAGAACACTCTAATAGTTCATCTGTTCAAAATTTAAGTTCTTTATTTTTAAAAGATTTTTATAAAAAACTGAAGTATACTTTTACTCCAGGATTAGAAGATATTAAATTTGTAGATGAAATTGACGTTGGAAATTTCATCAGAAGAGCAAAAGATTTTTATGCTTCTAAAGGAACAGACGAAGCAATAAAAATACTTTTCAAAGTTATTTTTGGAGAAACTCCTTCAATTATAAATTTGGAAGATTATTTAATCAAACCATCTTCTGCAAATTATGTAAGAAGAGAAGTTGCAATAGCAGAAGTAATATCAGGAGAACCCTCAAAAATTGTCGGACAAACTCTTATAAAGACTACTGATGAGAACACAACTGCTTCAATATCGGCAATAGAACCATTTTCAAGAAAAGGTAAAACATTCCATAAAATTGAATTTTATATTGGAAATACTAAAAATTCCTCATCAGTAGAAGGAAATTTTGAAATTACTCCAAATACAAAGTTAATTGAAAGTGTATCAGTAGGGTCTTCTATCTTAAATGTAGATTCAACTTTAAGTTTTTCACAATCAGGAACATTAGTTTCTGGAACTAATACTATTTCTTATACCGGAAAAAGTATTAATCAGTTTTTTGGATGTGCTGGTATCAATGATACTATAACTACGGCATCGAATATTAGATCTAATGATACTTATTTTTCTTATGAAGATGGAGATACTTCAAAAAAAGTCGAATTAATATTACTTGGAGTAATACAAGATTTAGTAGAAGAAAATGAAGACTTTAAAGTAGACGAAAACGATATAATTGTAGTCAAAAATCTTGGAAATAAAATTAAGAATAGTAATTCAAACTGGAAAGAAATTTTTGCAAATTCTTTTATATACAATACCAGTGCAAGATATCAGATTGTAAATAATGATACTAATGAGTTAGGGTCTACTATTGATAGATCCAGTTTAAAAATTGGAGATCAAGTTGAAATATTAGAAAGAGGTAGTGAAAATTTAATTGCTACTTCAAATCCAGTTTATATTAGTGGCATTACTGATGATAATTCTTTAGAGTTGGAAAATGCATTACGTGCCGACAACACAACTCCATTTTTAGAAGATAGTAAAAAATATGATGTAAGAAGAAAATTAAATAAAACAAAATCTTCAGGTTCAGATTTTGAAGGTAGTTCTGTATTATCAGACATTCTTAATGTATATGTCGATAAGGATGAGTATGCATATGTTGCATCAAATTCATTACCATCAGAAGAAAAAAATAATATTGTAGATTATCGTCTTGATATTGAAACTAGTATTAAAAAAGTAAGTATTGCTAGTACTTTTAATATTCCAGAATTTTCTGAAAGTAATGATATCTATAACTTTATTGAATTCAATCCTTCTATTCCCTTCTTAACGGGAGATAAAATATATTATCTTCCACAAGATGAACCTTTAGTTGGATTGCAAACTGGTAATTATTATGTAAAAGTAACATCTACAAATCAATTTAAATTATATACTACACCTTCCCTATTAGATTCAGATAGTAATGTAACATTTCAAGTACCAAATTCTGGTATAGGAACTCATACATTTACTTTAGATTATCAAATAAAAACTGATCTAGGAATACAAAAACTTTTAAGAAAGTTTCCATTAGAAAAAAATATTGAAAATGGTTCCGGAACATTAACAACTCCAGGAACTACTGGAATGTTAATCAATGGTGTTGAAATTAATAACTATAAATCTAAAGATGTAATTTATTATGGTCCAATTGAAGATGTAAATATTCTTTCTGGTGGAGAAGATTTTGATGTAGTTAATCCTCCATTAGGTGAAGTTTCTACTGGAGCTGGTATCACTGCAAAAATTCAACCAGTCATTAGGGGAGGTTTTGAAAAAGTATATGTAGATTCGCAAGATTATAATATTGGAGAGATAACTTCTATTAATATTTCAGGAGGAAATGGTAGTGGTGCTGTAATCGAACCTGTAATAATTGAAAAACCTAGAGAAGTTTTATTTAATGCAGATGAATTTTCTAGTGGTGGTGGAGTTAGTGAAACAACAGATCAAATTATATTCTTAACGGATCATAACTTTGTTAATGGTCAGGAAGTAATTTATAGTCCTTTAGGTAATAATCCGATAGAAATTGGAACGGTATCGGATAATATTAATCTTCCTACCAATTCAGTATATTATGTTGGTGTCACTAATAATAAAACAATAAAATTATATAACAATTTAAGTGATCAGCAATCAAATACAAATGTTGTAGGAATCTATACCGGTTCTATTGGAACACATAAATTCTCAACTCTTTCATCTTCAAAACAAGTTTCTTACATAAAAGTAATTGATGAAGGAGAAGGATATACTAATAGAAAGTTAATTGTAAAACCTACAGGAATATCTACAACACAAAACACTGTCAATTTCAAAAATCATGGATTTAATGATGGTGAAATTATTGAATATGATTATGAATCTGGACAAATATCTGGAATTACAACTACAAATCAATATTATGTACTAAAACTTGATGACGATTCATTTAGATTGTGTGATGCTGGAATTGGAGGAACAGTTACTTCAAATTATGAAAGACAAGATTATAAAACATTTAATAGTACGGGAAGTGGATATCAATATTTCAAATATCCTAATATTTCTGTTTCAATTAAATATAATTCTGTAGGATTTGGCACTACTACTCAACAGGATAATGATTTAATAGTAACTCCAGTAGTAAAAGGAAGTATTGTTGATGCTTATGTTTACGAAGCAGGAACTGGTTATGGATCCACAATTTTAAACTTAGAGAAAAAACCATTAATTACTATAAAAAACGGAAAATCTGCTCAATTAACACCATCAATTGTTGATGGAAGAATAATTAGTGTTTTTACAAGTTTTGTTGGAAGTGAATATTATTCTGTTCCGGAATTGATTGTTTCTGGTTCTGGAACCGGTGCAGAATTACGAGCAATAATTAATAATGGTCAAATATCAGAAGTTAAGGTTTTGAATACTGGTATTGGATATTCAGCATCAAATACAAAGATTCAAGTTGTTTCATCAGGAAAAAATTCCTTCATTGATCCACAAATAAGAAAATTGACTTTAAATGACAATATTACAAGATTCACTACTGGAGAAGTTTTATTAGAAGGTAACGATAATCTTCAATATTCAGTATCAAAGTATTTTGAGAATTTGAGAAATTCTTTTAAAGAAAGTGAAGTAGGTTCAGGATCTACCAGTATCTCAAGAATAATCGGATGGTCTTATGATGGAAATCCAATCTACGGGCCATATGGATATATCAATCCTAATGATACATCTTCAGGATTGAAATCATTAGAATCTGGATATATCTTAAATACATCGAATGTTGAAGATAGACCATCCGGATTTGATGCTGGATTTTTTGTTGAAGACTATCAATTTAATGGAGATGGAGATTTAGATGAATATAATGGTAGATATGAAAAAAATATAGAGTATCCAAATGGTGTTTATGCATATCATGCTACGATAGATCAATTCCCATATTTTATAGGCAATAAGTATAAATCAAAATTAATTTCCAATTCAGATTTGGATCAATCATTTGATTTCAATAATTCAAATTTATTGAGAAATACTTTTCCTTACAAAGTATCAGAATTAAAGGCTGATTATGATTTTATTAATGAAACTAGTGATGTTTTAGATCAAAAAATAGAAGTAGTGTCTGTAACATCAGACTCTGTAAAATCTATAGAGATTGAAAATTCTGGTAGCAATTACAAAGTTGGAAATAAATTAGTATTTGATAATACAGATACTTCAGGAAGTGGTTTAGATGTTAGTGTTGCTTCCGTAAAGGGAAAGAGTGTTGTAGAATTAAATACAAATTCAACTGAATACTTAAATTCTATTTTTACATGGGAATCTACGAGTAGAGTAAAAATATCAATATTACCCAATCATGACCTTTTAAATTTAGATTATGTAATTATATCTGGATTTTCTACAAATCTATCGGTACTTAATGGAACACATCAAATCACAGTTCCTTCTTATGCAAATGGAAGATGTCTTTCTACTATAACATCTGCATCTGTAGGATTTACGACAGAAATTTATGTTTCTCCAATTCCAGAACAAGTATCTGTTGGTAGTAGTATTAATATTGGAACAGAAACTTTAAAAGTTCTTGAAGTATTTAAAAATCAAAACATTCTCAGAATTGAAAGAGGGTTGGCAGGTGTATCACATACTGTTGGAACTGCAGTAACTTTCTCTCCAGATTCTTTTACAATTTCCAAATCTGTAGATAAATTTGATTCAAAAGTAAATGATAAGGTTTTCTTCAATCCTAGAGAATCTGTTGGTGTTGGAACTATAAGTGGTGTTGGATACAGCACATCATTTGCATTTGGCAGTATTTCAACTGTAACTAGAAGTATTCCTACAAAAGGAATTTACATTGAAAGTCATCCCTTTGTAACAAATCAACCGGTTGGATTTAATAGTAATGGTGGAACAACCTTAAATGTTTCTACTGATGGAACATCTGTCCCAGTAAGTATACCAAGTAATCTTTTCGTTGTTAAGAAAAGTCCAAGTCTTATTGGATTAAAGACTGCAATTACAGGTGGAGAATTATTCTTCCATGATAATGGAGATGATAGTGATAAGTATTCATTTGAATCTAATTATACTCAAATATTGGGAGATGTGGATAAGAATGTAGTAACTGTTTCTGTATCAACATCTCATGAACTTCGAGATGGAGATACGGTAACATTAGATGTTCAACCAAATCTTTCAGTCGGTATTGGAACTTCAACAGCAGTTCGTGTTCTTTATAACTCAGAAATTGATAATATCATAGTCAATCCAATTGGATTCAATTCAACAGGAATTAATACAGTAACTAATGAAATTACAATTACAAATCATGAATTAGAAACTGGTGATAAAGTTCTTTATGAAGATAGTGGATATAATGAATATTTTGTTTATAAAGTTAATAGAAATAGAATTAATCTCTGCGAAACTTTAATAGATTCTCAACAAAATCCTCCCACAGTTGTAAGTTTTGCTTCTACAGGAGGTTCTTTACAATCAATAGCATTAATTAATCCACAATTACAACCAGTCAAAAATAATAATTTAGTATTCGACCTTTCAGATTCTTCACTGATAAATTATAGTCTGAGATTATATCAGGACAAAGAGTTTAATAATGAATTTGTTTCTACTGGTTCTACAAATACTTTCAGTGTATCTGGGGTAGGAACTGTTGGAGTAACATCTACAGCAACTCTTACATTAGATTATAACTCACAAATTGGTGAATTATTCTATACCTTAGAAAAAGATGGAGTATTAGTTAAATCTGATACTGATGTTAATAACTATTCAAGTATTAAGTATATTGATAGTGACTATAATAACTCATACACTATTAGTGGTGTTGCAGCAACAACGTTCAATGTAAATCTTGACAAAAAACCAGAAAAACTTTCTTATGGTTCAACAGAGTGTGATACATTAGATTACTCAACAACATCAACTTCTCCATCTGGTCCAGTTAAATCTTTAAGTATTATATCTTCAGGAACTGGATATAAAAAATTACCTTCTTTAAAATCTACAAACTCTGTTTCTGGAATAGATTTAATTGCAAATGCAAAATCAATAAATGTAGGATCTATAAAAGAAAGTAGAGTTATCAATAACAGATTTACTTATTCTTCGGATAAAACTTTAAGACCTAAGGTCAATGTTTCTCCAAACATTACAACAAAAGATTCAAATACATTAAGTCAGATATCAATAATTAGTGGAGGTGAAGGTTATGTATCTCCACCATTTATTACTCTCGTCAATCCCACAACAAGAAATGTAATAAATTCTGGATTGATTGAACCAAAAATAACAGGATCTGCAATTTCTTCTTTAGATATTAAAATACAACCAAAAGGTTTACCTGATGAAACTGTAGAAGTTTTTGCAACAAATAATAATAATGGTGTTGCGATTGAAAAGGTAGAATCATCAAATAGTGGTATTTTCACATGCACAATATCAACACCTGGTATTGGAAATACTTTTAATACTCCACCATTTGCTGTTGGGGATGAAGTATTCGTTGAAGGTATTATAAAATCTAGTTCCGATGGAGATGGATTCAATTCTTCGGATTATGGATACAAATTCTTTAAGGTGAGGGGATATAGCACTGCGGGGGTTAATGATACAGTCTCTATTGGTGTATCTGAATTCACTACAAATACTGGGATTGCAAAAACAATTCAGGATTTTAGTGGAGTAATAATTAATAAAAATGATTACCCTACTTTTAAGGTAGTTCAAGAATCATCCAAATTTTTCATTGGAGAAACTTTATCTTCAAATCAGATAATAAGAGACTTGGAAGTTACAGGAAGTGGTGGAGATTCTTTAAAAGTTTTAGGATCATATGAGTTATCAATAGATGAAGTTATTATTGGAAATGAATCTGGTACTGTTGCTACAATTAAATCTTTGAATTTAAATGAGGGAACATTTAATGTTGGATACTCTAATATAAAAGATATTGGTTGGGATACTGAAACTGGAAAATTAAGTGAAGATTTTCAGGTCACTCCAGATAATAACTACTATCAAAATTTATCTTATTCCGTAAAGAGTTCAATAACATATAGAGATCAGCAATCTCCAGTAGAAAGTTTAGTTCATACAAGTGGATTGAAAAATTTTGCGGACACTGGAATAACATCAAATACAAGTGCAGGTTTATCTACTACTAAAGATGGAATTACTATAGTTTATGATGTAATTGATGAGAAAAGAGTAGACACTATTAATAATTTTGATAATGTTATTGATGTTGATGTTGTAGATTCAAAATCAAAATTCTTAAAATTGAAAAACAAAAGACTTACAGATTATGTAGAATTGAAAAATCTTAATGTATTAACAATTGATGATCTTCAAAATCAATTCTCAAACTCAGAATCTGAATCTGCAGAATTTTTATTAGTAGAAGAACTTGATAATAGAACATATTTTAATTACTTATTAAGAGTGTCTAGTGAAGATGGTACTGAACTTCAGTTAACAGATATTACTATTTTAAAAAATGAATTAGAATCAGTCATTGTTGAAAATGAGTCCATATCTGGACAAGAATTTAATTATGGTATTTTTGACTTATTTACAGACGAAACTGAAAAAACTTTCTTAAGATTTGTTCCAAATGATGCATTGAATACAAATTATGATCTAAAAGTAATTAAGCAAATATTTAATTCAACTTTATCTGGTGTCGGAACGCAGTCTATAGGTTTTGTTAATTTGACAGGTTCTGTAGATATAGAAAATACTAGTGTAGGAATTGGAACTACAACAATTATTTCTTTAGATGCTAATAATTTCGAATCTCTTTATGTTAATGCACAGGTGATCAATACGGAAACCAATGACATGAATTATGTGAGATTGTATGTTTCTATTGCAGGAACAAACACTTTCATGTCAGAATACTATATTGATAGCAATGTTTTGAGTTCTTCAACAGGAAATCAAATAGGTATATTCACTTGCACTGACTTGGGAAGTGGAGTTTTATCACTAATACACGAAAATACTTCTTCTGATCAACTTAAGATAAGAACTAATATTGTTGGATTTGGAACAACATCTACTGGAATTGGTACATATAGATTTAAATCTTCTGAACAATTTGATGGTCAAGAAAGAAGCATAATTTACGATTCTGGATATTATTCTACAGTAGGTGCTTCCTCTACAACAATTCAAACCTTAGATAGATCTTTATTTAATGCATCAAAATCTTTAATTCAAGTAAGTATAGGTTCTACAAAAGCACTCCATCAGGTTTTGTTAATTGATGAAGGATCTGATGTTTATACTCAACAATTACCTTTCCTTTCAGTATCTAATGATGATAGTGAATTGGATGATGCTTCTGGTATTGGAACATTTGGTGGAGAAATATCTGGAAGTGATTTAATACTTAAATTCTTCCCAGATGCAAATCAAACAGGTCAAATTGATATTGAAGTATTCAGTAAATCATTTTATTCTGAAGTAGATGTTGTTAATGAACCTTTAGATTTATCTTATGGTGCTGTAACCGAAAGTATTGATGAAAAATTCTATAATGCTATTAATCTAACTAGAATCAATAAAGATAGTTTCACATTAACTGATAATAATATTCCAATCTTTTCGAAGAAATTTAATCCCAATTCATCTGCATTAGATGCATCTACTGGAATATTTACAATTCAAAATCACTTCTTCGTAACTGGAGAAGAATTAATCTATACTCCAAACTCTACAATCGTTGGTGTTGGAACTAGTGCAGTGGTTACTTCTAGTGGAGAATTGCCATCAACAGTATATGCTATTAAATTAACCGAAAATACTTTCAAAGTAGCAATAACAACTACAGCAGCTGCTGTAGGAATTGGAACAACATTTACTTCTCTTGGAGAAGGAAATGCTCATAGATTCACTATGAAAGAAAGAAACACTAAGTGCATCTTAACTGTTGATGAATTGGTTCAATACCCAATAGCACCTACTAAGATTACACATACTTTGAGTGGAAATGTTGGTGGTTCTCTAAACAATATCGACACTATTGTGTCTTTGAGTGGAATTTCAACAATAAATCCAAGAGATATATTGAAAGTTGATGAAGAATATATGGGTGTCACTAATGTTGGTTTTGGAACAACAAATGTGGGACCAATTACAAATAATGGAACTATAAATTTAGTTGAGGTTAAGAGAGGATTTGTGGGTTCTTCCGCAACAACTCATGCAGATTCCACCTTAGTAAGAATTTATAAAGGATCATTTAATATTGAAGACAGTGAAATTTATTTCACGGAAGCACCAAGAGGTAATCCACAACTTGCAAAAACAAAAAACAATCTAGATTTTGAAACCTCATCATTTACTGGTAGAGTGTTTTTAAAATCTAATTACGATAATAATAAAGTTTATGATGATTTATCTGACGAATTTACTGGAATTGGAAGAACATTCACACTAAAAGTTGGTGGTGCAAATACTACAGGAATTGGAACAGAAGGTTCAAGTGGTCTAGTTTTTATTAATAACATTTACCAATCACCCAAAACTGATAATAATCCAACAAGATTTAATTATCAAATCTTAGAAGACTCTAGTGCAGGAATATCTACTGTAGAATTCTCTGGAATTACTAGTTACAATGA